TGAAGCACTCAAGCGTGGCTACTGGTACAGTCCACGATTACACGTTGATCTTTGGGGCAACGGGTGGGGTAAATGATACTAGATGGAGCATTTGAAATGTGGGATTGGTTATCAAAAAAGAAAACGCCTCCTGTGAAAGAGGAAAAAGAAAAAGTTATCCGTGTGCCTAAGGCACCGGAGAAAACTGCCAAACAGATTGCTACCGAAAACAATGAACCTTATGTGGCCATTGTCACAATGGATATTGATCCCAACAACTTGCACCAAGGTGCATTTGAACTGGATTGGAATGAAATATTCATTGCTCGCCTGGTCAAGGCCGGTTACATGATGAAACCCACAGATGCAGACTCTGACATTGTGGACCGTTGGTTCCAAAATGTGTGCAGACACGTGGTGATGGAAACATGGGAACAAGACCAAGCCATGCGCAACTCAGCAAATGGTTATGTACACAGTCGAGACATTGGCGACGGACGTAGCGAAATAAGTTAAAGGAAATATCATGATGGATGGAAGACGTGTGGGCTTTACTGCCAGCACTTTTGATTTGTTACATGCTGGCCATATTGCTATGTTGCGTGAAGCCAAGGAAGAATGCGACTACTTGATCTGTGCGTTGCAAAACGATCCCACCTTGGATCGTCCCAACAAGAACAGACCAGTGCAGAGCATTGTGGAACGACAACTGCAACTGATAGGTTGCAAGTATGTGGATGAAGTTTGGGTGTACAACACAGAAAAAGATCTAGAAGACTTGCTGTTGGTATTACCTATTGATGTGCGTATACTGGGTGTGGAATACGAAGGTCGAGAATTTACCGGTCGTGAGATTTGCCACAAACGTGATATTGAATTGCACTTCAATGGTCGTGATCATTCATTCAGCAGCAGTGAACTGCGTCAGCGTGTGGTACAGGCCGAATCCCTGAAAAAGAAACTGGAAGAATGGGAACCAACTGGTGCGGATGACACAGGCGGTCCTAGTCCGCGATGATATTGTATGCAAATGGGTGCAGTCACACCGCTGCCGCAGAAGCAGTTGTGCCAGATGCGTTTGCAGTGGATGATGGTAAGAACGGTATAGATCGTAGACCACATCCATTTAACTTGGCAGCCAGTTGGTGTACACATTTAGCACGTGATCTTGGAATGGACTTGGTCTGTGATGCAGAATCAGCCAGCAGTAATGATCGCATTATTAGAACCACCAGAGAGTGGATTGCCAACAACCCTGACAAACTGAACAACACATTCATGGTTATACAGTGGACCACTTGGGAACGAGAAGAGTGGTTGCACAACGGCACATGGTATCAGGTGAATGCATCTGGGGTAGATTGGGTACCACGAGAACTACAACAGCGATATAAGCAGTTTGTGGTTGATGTAGATTGGACAACAAAAACCCAAGAATGTCATGAAAAGATTTGGACATTGCACACTGAACTGCAAAGGTCGAACATTCCTCACTTGTTTTACAGTGGGCACAGCACTTTTAGTGATGTTCAAAATCAACATATTTGGGGTACCAGTTACATGTATCCTTACAATCGGCAGGGTTCTTACAATGCTATTTTACAACAAAACGGGCATGTGCCCTCAAAATGGTACCATTTTGATGCCAAAGGCCATTGCTTTTGGGCCAACTATGTGTTACAATACATCAAACAACACAACTTGGTAACCACACATGCGCTATCTATTAATTGACACCAGCAACATGTTTTTCCGTGCGCGGCACCAGGCACATCGTGCCGCGGACACATGGACCAAATTGGGATTCGCCCTGCATCTCACGCTGATGAGTGCAAACAAAGTAGCACGTGATTTGGGTGCTGATCATGTGGTATTCGCACTAGAAGGGCGCTCATGGCGCAAAGATTATTACAAGCCTTACAAGGCCAATCGTGCAGTGGCACGTGGACAAATGAGCGAGTCAGAGGCAGAAGAGGACAAATTGTTCTGGGAAACCTATGATGAACTGACTAAATACTTGTCTACAAAAACCAACTGTAGTGTTGTTCGTTGTGCCACAGCAGAAGCAGATGACATCATTGCACGTTGGATTGCTTTACACCCCCAAGACGAACACGTTATTGTCAGTTCAGATTCCGACTTTGTGCAGTTGATTGCACCCAATGTAAAATTGTACAATGGTATCAACGATCACTTGTTTAGTACCACGGGTGTTACAGACGCAAAAGGCAAAAACTTGGCATTCTCTATCGAAAGCAACTCAAAGATCAAAGTTGGCAAAGCCGATGCTGACTTTGTGCCTCTTGTGGATTATCAGAAGTGGGTGCTGTTCTTGAAGTGCATGCGTGGTGATCCTGGTGACAATGTGTTCTCGGCCTACCCTGGTGTGCGTGTGAAAGGCACCAAGAATCAAGTGGGGCTGACAGAAGCATTTGAAGATCGTGATCGCAAAGGCTATGCCTGGAACAATCTCATGTTGCAACGTTGGATGGACCATGAGCAAGTGGAACGCAAGGTCCTGGACGACTATGAACGCAACCGCACCTTGATTGATCTTACTGCACAGCCTGACGTAATCAAAGCAGTTGTAGATGAAGCCATACGTGAGCAGATTAGCCATAAGGATGTGGGCATGGTAGGTGCGCACTTTTTACGATTTTGTGGCAAGTACGAACTCACCAAACTCAGCGACTATGCAGATGCTATTGGTCGCTGGTTGAACCAAACATACAAAGGAGTATTAGATGATCGAAGCCAAACCCATAGTGGATAAAAAGTACTGGATCCTCAAGCAGGATAATCGCAAGGTTGGTGTGGTAGAAGCCGAAGGCGATGGCTACACTGTGCGCATCAATGACCAGATAGGCAAATTTAAAACCATACCCATGGTGCGTAAAAAGGTAGACATTGAATTTGTACCACCAGAAAAGACCACCCGGCCTGCACCAGATCAAGTGCATGGATTTGAAACAGGATGCAGAGCATTCAATCCCATGTGGGATGTCAAGCACCGGTTGCCACTGTTCACAAAAGAAAACAAATCAAAGTCATGGTATGCCGCAGGTTGGTATGCTGTGAAACAACATCGTGCTTGGAAACTGATTCGCAACCCCAAGCTGATTGTGTTGGAACGTTATCAATATCAAGGACCATTTCATACCCAGGAGGCAGCACGTGACAAATCCCTTTCTTAACAAAGGAAAACAATGAATCCGTTTCGCGATCAAGAAAAATTTATGAAAGCCTGCGACCAGTCAGTCGAAGGTTTTAACGCAGACCAATTCAACATGTATCTAAAACTCATCGAAGAAGAAGCAGATGAATTAGGTGAGGCAATAAAAAATCACGACCAGATAGAAACACTGGACGCACTGATTGATATTCTAGTTGTCACCATTGGTGCTATTCACTCAGCAGGATTTGATGCCGAGGGTGCTTGGAAAGAAGTAATGGCCACTAACTTTGCAAAGATCGACAAGGAAACAGGCAAGGTGCGCAAACGTGAAGATGGTAAAGTGTTAAAGCCCACAGGCTGGCATCCACCAGTATTGTCACCTTACTTGACTAGAAAATGAAAACACGCGACGAAATCATTACCTCAATGTGCTACACTTGGCGGCATGATTATGGACTTGACAAGCAAGAACATGATGGCCCAGGTGGCTTGATCAGTGCCGGTCTAACTGATGCTGAACGCAAACGGTTGTGGCAACAAATGGCACAGATCTTTGACAATGACATTGCACCACACATGGAGTTCCGACCATGAGTTTGCACATACATCGGTTTGTGGACTCAGTCAAAGCACACGAAGCACGTGGGCAAAAAGACTTCACCATGCCCATGCGTGATGCCAAAGACTTACACGCAGATATCACTAAACTGTTGATTACATTGGAACAAATGCGAGCACAGCAGGCTCGTGGTGCAGAAGTTGTAGAAGTGCAGATTACCGGAGGTAGTTTTAAATCTGCATAGTTATTGGCATAAATAAACATGGAGTTTAATATGTCAAGACCAAAGCCAACAGTGCTGATTGAGCACACCAACAAACAGTCCTACAAGACCGAGCAAGTACTGGCCTCGGAAGGTGTGTGGGCTGTGTTCTTTGACTCCAAGCCCATTAACTTAAAGACCAGCAACTTGCTCACACAGTTTCCTGGCCCAAAGTACAAAAAAGTATCGTTCTCCAACCCCGGACACGCTATCAATCTTGCCCGCAAACTCAACACACAGTTTCGAACAGACAAGTTCTCAGTTGTGCTGTTAACACAAGGGGATAAGATCTATCCCAATGCTCAATAAACTCACCCTCACACAGGAACTGATAACCCGTTATCCTGATGCGCCGCCTCTTGACGAAGCCATGTCTACTTGGTGGCAGAACATTAGAGATGATGGTGGCTTGAGACTCACATACGAAGGTTTCTATGTGTTTGAAAACTTGCTGGAACTCAGCAGTTATTCGTTTGACTTGCCAGAGAAATTGCTCACACCCAAAAACTTGATTGCATTAGATCGTCGTATGACTTGTCCATACTACATGGTCAACAATCGCAAACTTAACAAACTTGTGATGTTTGGTAGCAAGGAAGCCATGATGGCAGTGTTGCATGGAGACATGCAAAGATTCATCACAAGTTTAAGTTACTGATATCACGCTGAAATCGCATTTCCATCATGGTGGGGTAGTCGTCTAGCAGAAACTCACGTTGAGCACGTAGTCGTTCTTGATAAGGTGCCAAGTCTATACGTCCTTGTATCAAGTCCTGATTCAACAGCACAGCCTGCTCTGCTCGTTGATCATTGGGCATGTGGTCATAACTTGTGTCAACTAAGTCCGTGAACATGTCAAAGCCTAGTTCTTCACAGTGTTTGACAATACCCTGATGCCCTATTACTATGGGTATTTGTTCAGCAGCCATGGCTAACAAAGTTTTCTCTGATATGATTCCTGGGGCAGTAGCATACTCTGTTTCTGTCACAATGTTCACAGCACAGGTGCTGTATATGTAATCTAAGTTTATAAAGTTGTCAACGTTGTTGTAGGTGTATTGGGTGTAGTCGTAGTTGGGCAGTCGTATGCGATCATGATAACTCAACACGCCTCCCAGCCAATCTTGTAATATTTGCATGACTCTGTTTCTGTGGTCACACATGCGTCCATTCAAACACTGCCATGCCTGTGTCCGAGGTTGATACACAATGTGCTGCCATTCTGTCCAGCGTTGGTATAGGTTGTTGGCAAGATCATAGTTGTGATTGCTGAACTCAACCAGTCGAACAGGTCCTGTGTATATTTGATCTAGTCCGTGATTCCAGTATGTTACAATTACACGGTCAGCACGTGATCCATAACGCTGTTCTATTTGTTCAAGTTCCAGCACACGACCGTGCTGTATGTTTACTAGGTCCTGAAAATGCAACAACAAGATGTCTGTGTCAAAGTCAGGCAAGCGCAGACTCCAACCTGTGTCAGGCGAGCGGACACTTTCAAAGCAGTGATAAACAGGGGTAAATGTCACTCCTTTATTGGTCAACGATTTTGCAAATAAAGCACTGTAATCCATAGCGTATTTACAACAGTCAAAAGGTAGTACTTTTG